AAAAGAAAGTAATTGCAAAGTCTGGAGAAACTATCGAAGAAAATATAACCTTTTCCACCGGTAAAAAGTTTGATACTATTACACTAAATAAATCTGGAGTATCCGAAGTAATTTCTTGTGTAGATTCTGATGGTAATAGTTGGTATGAAGTTCCATTTTTAGCTCAAGACACAGTATTTCAAACATTAGAAAACACAGAATTAAATGACCCACAACTTACTCAATATCAAAATGACACACCATATATGTTGAGACTGGTTAAATCATCAAGAAGATTCGTAACAAGAGTTAATGATGATGATACAACTGAATTAAGATTTGGAGCAGGTGTTAGTGATAATCCCGATGAAGTTATTATTCCTAATCCAGATAATGTTGGTTCAGCATTAGGATTTGGAGTTTCAAAATTAGACGAGTCATTTGACCCAAGTAATTTTATGAAAACAAAAACATATGGATTAGCACCGGCAAATACAACTCTTACAATTAAATATAGACACGGTGGTGCGGTAGAACACAATGTAAGGGCAAACTCTATTACACAGGCAAAGAATATTAACTTTTCTATTGATAGTGGAAATTTAGTTTCTGATAAGGTTGCGGACGCAGAACAAAGTTTATCTTTTAATAATCCATTACCTGCGACAGGTGGAGCATCAAAAGAAACACTAACAGAAATTAAACAAAATGCATTAGCATATTTAAATACACAAAATCGAGCAGTAACAAGACAAGACTACATAACAAGAGTTTATTCATTACCACAAAAATATGGTAATATAGCAAAAGCATTTATCGTTCAAGATGAACAATACGAAACAAGTGATAGTGGTGAAGTCACCACAATACCAAATCCATTTGCTATGAATATGTTTTTACTTGGGTATGATGAAAATAGAAAACTAACAACTTTAAATGAAGCAGTAAAACAAAATTTAAAATTATACTTATCACAATACAGAATATTAACTGATGCCATTAATTTAAAAAACGCATACATAATTAATGTTGGTGTTAAGTTTGCAATTATCACACAAAGAGGATATAACAAAAGTGAAGTATTGTTTAATTGTGTTCAAGCAGTTAAAAATCACTTTGATGTATCCAAATGGCAAATTAATCAACCAATTGTATTGAGTGATGTAGCATATCAAATATCATTAGTTGAAGGTGTAGCAAGTGTAGTTCCACCAACTGATAATAATCCTAACAAAGAATTAATTTTAATTGAAAACAAAGCAACAATTACTTCCGGATATAGTGGTAATGTTTATGATGTTGAACAAGCAACGAAAAAAGGAGTTGTATATCCATCATTAGACCCAAGTATCTTTGAAGTCAAATATCCTAATCAAGACATATTAGGTAAAGTAGTGGGAGATATCTAATGCATTTTTTTATATTCGGTGATAAAGACGCAACCATATATTCTGGTGGAACAACTTCATCAAGAAATACAGGAGCAGATGAAATACTTGAAATAAACAAGTCGGTTGCACAAAATGGAAGTGTACAAAATGTATCAAGAGTATTAATACAATTTGACTATACTGATATATCAGCATCAGTTCAAAGTGGTAAAATTCCATCAACAGCAAAATATTATTTAAATTTATATGATGCTAGCTCAGAAGAATTGTCAAGAACTCAAAACTTATTTGCATATATGGTTAGTGGTAGTGAGTGGACTGAAGGAGATGGTAAACTTGATGACGACCCAGTTACAACTAATGGAGTAAGTTATCAATATAGAAATCAAGATGAAACAACACCTTGGGTTACGGGTTCAGTATTGACTGATGGTGGTTCTTGGTTTACAGGTAGTCTTCATAGTAGTCAATATGAAGTTAGTTCATCAGTGACACTTACCAAAGCAACACGAGATGTTAGACTTGATGTTACAGACTTAGTTAATAATCACATATACTCATCGTCAGTTTATCCTAATAGAGGTTTTATATTAAAAAGACAATCAATCACACCAACAGATAGAACATTTAAATTCAACTCAGGTAGTGATTCAACAAATGATGAAAGTGATTCAACAAGACTTGGAAACTTAAAATTCTTTTCAACAGAAACACATACAATCTATCCACCTAAGTTAGAAGTTATGTGGGATGACTCAAGTTGGAATACAGGTTCTGCTTCTTCACCTTTGACAAAATTAAGTTCAACAGATTTAGAAAGATTAAAAGTTTATTTTAAAAATCTTAAAGAAGAATACAAAGAAGATTCAGTTGTCAAATTTAGAGTGGCTGGGAGAGAACTATACCCTACTACTACCTTTGCAACAACACCAGCAGAATTAGATGTAAAAGTTTTACCAAGTGCATCAGCCTTTTATTCAGTTAGAGATGCTGATACTGAAGAAGTGATTATACCATTTGGTACAGGTTCAAAAATTAGTTGTGATACATCAGGTAATTATTTTAACTTAATGATGAATGGATTACAAGCAGAAAGAAATTATAGATTTTGTATCAAGGTAATTAGTGGTAGTAATACTACTGATGAGCAAATAAATTTCTATGATGATGACTATGAATTTAGAGTAGTGAGGTAAAAAGATGCCATACAAATCAACAGACGCAGCAATAAAAAGTTCACCTTACTATGGTCAGTATCGTCAAAGAGAATTAGAAAAAAAAAGATTAGAAATACTAAAAAATAGAACTAACTATTTAAAAAATCCTAAATTTGCAGAAACCCTTACAAGAGATGAAAATGGAGTTCTATTATCTTTTGAAGACCCATTAGCATTTGGAAAAGCAGATGAAGAGTCTTATGAATTAGTATCATTAGAATTAAAACAAAGATTTTTTAAAGACAAATTCATAGAAAAAATTAAAACTAAATTTACTTTCTTTTAAATATGGCTACATACGGATTAACTAAAACACAAAGAAAAAATTATTACTCATTAGCAACTACACCAGTTCCAAGTAGTGTAATAGATTTCGTGCAACTATTCGTATACAATCTGAATACAAATGAACTTTTAAACAATACTACAATTCCTATATCAGAACTTTTAAATGATTCTTATGAAGAAGAAGCAGGTGTTTTAAAATTAAACATTGGACAACATTTAAGAAATTTAGGTTATAGTTTTATAAATAGTAGAGTAGAATATAAATTTTTTAAAAGAGTTGCGGGAAACTTACAACAATTTTATTTATATGAAATTTCTACTGATGAATTATATTCACAAGACCAACCATTTGGTTCTAAAGAAATAAATGGTGAGTTAAGATATTTTGTCGCCGATGAAGATGGTGAATTAGATTTAGAAAGAGAATTACAATTTGTTAAATCAGGATACAACATCAATGATATTAGTCCCGACAGAACAGAATTAATTATCGGAACCAATCAACAATTACCTTATCAAATTGAAAGTGCATTAAACTTTCAACTTGATACGATAGATAGAGCAATAGTTAATGTCCCACTAAGAAGTGATTATGAAGTTTTACAATCAGCAGAGTTTAAATTTGATACACCGGATGTAGAACCAAACCTTCAAAACTATATTTTAGAATTACCAGAAAATGATTCGAATGGATTTGATATATCAATGATTGGTAAAAGAATAGTCTTTGAAAGTTTTTTTGAAGCTCAAATACCTACACATTACAGAGGGCAATATCAAACCCGTAAAAAATTAACTTATGCAGAATCTAATGGAATGGCACCAGACCCTAATATTTTTATCCGACCTGAAGAATATCGTAGTGAAGAGAAAAGAAGTCAAGCACAAGATGGGGAAATAGTAACAATACCTTATTTCAAAGATGAAAAAGATTTTACCGTAACCAATTATAATACCTTTAGAGGAGATAAGATTTCATCTGAAGGATTATTTATAAAACGATTAATTAAAGATTTTGGAACAACAAACATAAGTTATCTTCCAAGAGATATCTGGCAAACAGATGACTTAGGTCCAAGAACGGGTGGTAAGGTTCATTTCGAAAACGCAGGAACATTTCCATATAAATATAACAGAGCACTTGATGAAGACAATATTGATTTTAGAGGTAGATTAACAAAAGGTGGTGGATTGAATTTAGATGCTAGTGCTTTAAAAGATGACTTTAAGGGTGGATATAAAAGAGGAAAGAATTTAGATATTGTATATCTTGATTGGAGTGCTCAAATTACAAAAGTATTTAGTAAAAATAGAATTCAAGTTAGTTCAAATTTAAAAGATGTATATTATAATTTAAGAGAACAAGGGTTCAAGATAACTGAGATTGGTGGAGTTGAATACAATAGACCAAAGTTAGTAGAAGCATTACCTTTTGGAATAATGTCT